AACATACTTTCGGACAAGTCCGCGCAATTCCGCAAAATGTCGAAGAAACACGGACCATCGAATTTGTTATTTCGAACAATACAAAAGATCGCCACGGCACCGTCTTACCTGTCGACAAGTGGAACCTTGACCGTTTCAATGCAAATGGTATAGTAGGTTACCAACACAATGTGTATGGTGGCGATCTTTGTAACGCTCCGGATCCCGATCAGGTAATTGGCCGTGGTCGTGCATGGATCGAAAACAATCAGTTGATTGGTTCAGTTACCTTCGAACCTGCTGATATGAATCCGCTGGCCGAAAAAATATTCCGGAAAGTTCTGTTCGGAACATTATCGGCAACTTCTGTTGGCTTTAATCCTATTGCTTCCGGATATTGGGGACAGGGCGAAGAATCCGAACGCGGCAGCAATCCGACATACTATTACGACGGACAGGAATTACTTGAATTTTCAATTGTAAACATTCCTTCCAATCCAGATGCGCTGAAACGTTCCATGCGTGACCAGGCATCCAACGCAATCGCTTACATCTATCGTCAATTAGGTGGTAATGTTCGTTTTTCCGATATCGAAAAAATGACCGTTGGAGAAGTTATCGCGCAACTCGAAAAAAACCCTTCCGAACGTGGAGTGTCTGTAAAGGTTGAAGTTGAAATTGATAAACCGGAAGAAAAACCCGAAGAAAATCCAACTCCTGAACCTGAAAGTTCATCATCTGATCAAGTAATTGAACAAATGAACATTGAACGTGAATCTGATCACGATTTAATTCTTTCAACACGTGCAAAACTGGCCTTAATGGCTCAACAATAACAATTAAATATTTATTAAAATGGCAAAAAAATCATTTGAAATCCGTAAAGAGCTGGGCGAAAAAACCGACCGTTTCGAGGAACTTCGCGTTAAGGACCAGCGTACAGCAGAAGAACAAACCGAAATGGACGGTCTGCGTCAATCCATTCGTACTCTGACCAATAATCTTGACGATGCTGAATTAACAGAAGCCGGTAAAAAACGTTTAGCTTCTCAGGGTTTATCTGAAAAAGAAAAAGAGCAAGCTTCCAATTATTCTTTCCGCAAGGCAATCGCCGATTTTGTTAACCGTAATGGTAACCTTGAAGGCTTTGAAGCCGAAATGCACCAGGAAGCTCAGCGCGAAGCTGCTTTGTCTGGCAAAATAATCAAAGGTATTGGTGTACCAATGATGGTTTTGGAAAATGCCCGGATGACTCGTGCATCAGCTGGCCAAAATAAAACAACTGCCAACGATGGTGGTAATTTAGTACAGGAAGAACCGCTTATTTACATTGATGCTCTTCGCAATCGTTTGGTATTGGTTCAGTTGGGCGCTCGTTTCATAACCGGTTTAGTTGGTAACCTTCCATTGGTTAACGGCGGATCGTTCTCGGCTACATGGGCGGCTGAAGCTGGCGAGGTTACTGCCACAAAAATGAGCGTTCCAAAATGCACCATGTCACCAAAACGTATGGCCGTTTGCGGTGCTTATTCTGTCGAATTACTGAATCAATCTTCTGTAGGTATCGAAATGTTAATTCGGAATGAGTTATTGAAAGCTCATGCCAATGGAATTGAAACTGCCGCAATTAATTCTGCTACAAACGGTCCAACCGGTGTAATTAATACCAGTGGAATTGGTGCTGTTGCCGGTGGTGATAATGGGTTAGCTCCTACCTGGGCGCATTTAGTAGGTCTCGAAACTGAAGTTGCAATTGATAATGCCGACTTAGGCGCTTTGGCTTACCTCACTAACGCAAAAGTTCGCGGCAAACTCAAACAGACATTGAAAGCTTCAGGAGTTTCCGGTTATATATGGGATGGTGACTCAATCAATGGATATAAAGCAGCTGCTACCAATGCTGTTCCATCAAACCTTACCAAAGGTTCATCAGATGGTGTATGTTCTGCCATCATCTTCGGAAATTGGAACGACATGATCATTGGTCAGTGGGGTGGTTATGACATGATTGTTGATCCATATTCGCTCAAAAAAGTTGGTGATGTTGAAGTTGTTCTTAACTCATTCCATGATGTTGCTTTGGCAAATGTTCAATCATTTGCCGCAATGAAGGATGCTCTTACTGCATAGAGTCGGGTAGTTTTTTCATATAGTTTAGTTTTACTCCCGGTCACATGTTGGCCGGGAGGTTTAAAACAAAGCTAAAATCTCTAACAAGTAAAAAATGAAAATAAAATTCAAAAAACCAGCAGTTGGATTTGCCTATTTCGATGGAGATATAGCCGACATTGCTCCTGAAGCAGCTGCAAAATTGGTCGATGATGGTTTTGCAATCATTGTTCCGCCAACAGAAGGCGACGATAACGAGCTTCCTGATAATTTACCAGGTCGTTTTATTCTTTACAAAGAAGGGTTCAAAACACTCGAAGATGTAAAGAAAATAATCGAATCGCTTACTGAAATCAAGGGAATTGGCAAAAAACTAGCCGCCGAAATCGTTGAATACTTAAATCAGTAAATCAAACATTCAGTAATTCAATAGTTATGTACGTCCTGATTACACCGGCATCTGCATTACCAGTTTCGGTTGATGAACTGAAACAAAATATCGGCATTTTTCATACTGAAAAAGACAGCATTTTATCTGTTTATCTGCAATCAGCTATTGATTACGCCGAACGTTTTACTGGCCGTCAGTTAATGCCTGCTGTTTGGGAATTACAGATTAGTACTTTTTACGAATACCTGAAGATTTCAAAGGCTCCTTTTATCAGCCCGGTTTCAATTAAATATTACGATGCCAACAATACGCTTCAAACTCTTGTAAGTGGTACCGACTTTGATGTTTGTTCATCCAATCCGGCAATCATTCATTTAAAAACTGAGTTCACGTTGTACGATCGTCCTGATGCGCTTCAGATCCGGTTCAACGCTGGTTATGCCAACGCTGCATCTGTTCCTGCAATGATTAAAGCCGCTATCATTTTAATGGCCGGAAAAATGTACGACAATCCAATTGATTCGGTCGAAAATCTGCCCAAAGCTTCTACCAATCTTTTAAAACAGTACAGGTTATGGCAGAATCAATAAGCTTGCGCGAATTCAACGAGTTAATTACCTGGCGTCAGCCAGATCGTGATAAATCGTCAAAAGGTCAGGTGAAAGAAACATGGACCGATTACAGAAAAGCGCTGGTGAAAATTTTCGAATCTGGTAACGAAGAACAGAAAGAAGGACAGCGGATGAATGCTCCGGGAGTCCTGAATATTTCAGGACATTACGATTCTGGCGTTGATCTCACTTTTCGGGTTATTTGGAATAATGTTGAATATGCAGTTACATCAATTACGCCGGTGCAAAATCGGAGGTATATGATTGTGAAAGCTGAAAAAATATTTGAATAAATGGCTAAACAGTCGATAACCGTTGAATTTACAGGAGCCGAAAATCTTCAGGAAATTTTCAACAAACTTCCTGAGCAATATGCTAAAAAACCGGTTCAGGCTGCGTTCCGAAAAGCTGCCAAACCATTTATTGCTGCTGTCCGTGCCAATTTACCAAGCCGTATGGCATCGTTGAAAAAAATAATCAATGTCGTTAATAATAAAGGTGCATCAGTAACAGCCGGAGTTCTGTCAAAAAAAGCAATGGTAACCTTAAAAGATAAACGCGAATACGACGCATTTTTCCCATTGTATTGGAGTAACTACGGAACTTATGCCAGGCGTGATGCTTCGCATAAGTTTACGCAAAAGCGCAAAGCTAAAACAGCAGCCAGAAAAGGTGGCATTGTTCCTCTCAGGTTTGTTGAAAAAAGCTGGGATCAAACAAAAGCACAAGCCGAAGAAATAGCTCAAAAAGAGTTAGTTCTTCAAACTGAAAAATTTTTGCAAAAGCACGCGATTTAACTCATAAATAGTAAGATCATGGATTTTAAAATTGACAATGTTTTAATGCAGCCTGGCAATGCCGAAGCTGTTCCAAGTCTGGCATCAGCCGATTACGAGCCAACTAATTTTCCGTTTGTTATTTCAAACGAAGGTTCCGATACCGTAACGCTTGAAGTAAAGTATGCCAACGGAACGGCATGGGTTACCAAAAAATTTACTCCCGGATGGAATCCAGACCAGTTAAAGGCTATCAAAACAAACGCAACAGCCGGTATCAGTTTGCTCCGGTCTTTATAGTATG